TGGGAGGGGTATGGGTTTGTATGAAGATTTTCCCTTGAGGTTTTTTTTATTTGTGTGTTGTTTTTTTTTGTTCTGTGTGTGTTTTGTCTCTTTGTTTTGTTCATGCCTCTATTATATTTTTTTTACGCCTGTCTGTCAAGTTTTTTTATTTTGGGCGTGTCGTTTTTTTTATTGACACTGTGTCAATGGTTGTATATGCAACAGTCTGTGTGTGTCTAAGTTACGGTAACGTAACCGTAGCTTATTTGTCTGCCTGGTTGGTGGTTGTCTTTTATTTTTTTTGTTTTGGGGTGTGTCGTTTGTTTGTGGTATGATATAACTATCAACTTCAAGGGAAAGGAAAAATAAAATGATGATTTCAAATATGACTCTCAATGAAAAGAATGAACTGCTGACCACTTTGTGGAATGACCCGTCTGTGACGATTCTTGGTGTCAAGGATGGTGTTACGAGTTCGATTGATCGCGATCAGGCCGTTGATGATTATGAGGTAGCTTTGTATGATTCGTATCGATTCCTTTTGCCTTATGAAACGGATGACGATTTGCTTCTGTTTTCTGCTGAAGACTTGGAAGCGTTTGCTCGGACGTGGTAATAGTAAAGCCCCTAGGTTATTAACCTAGGGGCTTTTCTTATGCTGTCAATTTAGGCGAATACGAGATACCATGCGGACTTGTCGGCTGGGGCGAGTGCGATGTATCGGGTTTTGCCTGAATAGCTTACGTAGTGTGCCCAAATGTATCCGTCTGCGATCACACCGCCTTCGGATAGGTTGACTGTCTGCCCGTAGTGGTATTGGGCGACTACTTGTGCTGATGTGGACGGTGCGGAGCGTACGTTGAGCGCGTCTACGTTGACTTTGTAGGTTCGTGGCGTGATGGTTACGGTATTGTTTGACGGTGCTGGCGTTGGGGTGCTTGTTGAACGTGGGTGGAAGTATCCGATAATGCCGTTCTTAGTGAGGGTCATGTATCCGGCTTTGTTTGGGTTCTGCGACATGGTTTCCAGTGTTCCGTTGCCGTTGTCTCGTATTACGATGGCTACGTGGTTCATGCCATTGCCGTTCCAGAATGCCACGTCGCCGTAAGCCGGCGTGTAGTTGCCTGCTTCGCGGATGAACGTGTTTTGCAATGCTTTGGATCGGTCATATCGTGTAGTGTAGACGCTTGCGGCGTATCCGTCTACGGTGTTGGTGTCGGCGGCTGGAATGCCGTATACGTTGCGGGCGTAGTTGCTCCATAAGTCCCAGCATTGTCCGCCGTATGCGCCGTCCATGTCGATGATTTTGCCGTTTACGCTGTTCATCCATTCCTGGATATTCATGTTAGTTTTCCTTCCTGTGTTTTGGGGTATTGGTGTTTGCGAACACGCTCATGAATGGGGCGTCCGCCAGTTCGGGGTTGATGGCGGTGATGTTTTCCAGGATGGAAGTGAGTTCAATGAGGCTGATGCCGCCGACTGTGCATACGAATACGCTGACTGGAAGTCCAAGATCTACATGCAGGTTAATCATGTCTATGAAATAGGCTACCAGGGTGAGTATGAGGTAGGCGAACTTATGCCATAAGCCTTGTCGCATTTTCTGGGAGCTGAGCGTGTCGTTTAAGATGGCTTTTGCGATACCGGTGACGTAGTCCACGATGATGAAGAATACTACTGCGAACACGCACCATACATCGGTTGCCGTCATTGTCATATTGTTTCCTTTCTATTTTCCTAGCAATTCTCCAATGATCAGTCCAAAGTCGGCTTTTACTTGTGAGTCGTCGAACCGTATTTTGCCAAGTCGATAGCCGGTGGTGAGCCGCCTTATTATATCATCTGATTTTTTGACGTACCATGTTTTTTCGTCTACATGATTCGGGTCTAACGTGTAGACGGGACGTGTGTTGTCTTTGGGTATGCGTCGTGAAACATATTGTGAAACATGTCCGTCGCGTTCTGACACGCTTACCCATATTCCGAACCGTGCGTAGTCGGTAGTGTCCAGCACGTATGACAGTTCGCCATCGCTGGGAATTGGCGCTAGTAACGTGTCCGATTCGTCGCGGAATTTGTTTCTGATCGCATAGTCGGCGTAATCGCTGTCGTACTGCTCAAGAAATTTGCCGAATTTCGACTGTGCGACTTTCGCACTGAATCCGCCATAGTCGGCCAGTTCGAGACATATGAACCCCCCGCAATATAATTTGTATTGTTGTTGGTTGGATTGCTGGGAGCCAATGTCGAGTCGGTATTTCGCGAAATACGGATTGGCTTTTTGTACTGCGTTCGAGAGGAATAGTACTTTTGTTCTATCCTGCCAACGGTCAACTGTATTGTAGAACTCGCTGAACGAGTTCACTTCATTACTTAAAAAGCGCAGATTGTCGGGGAATATTTCATCGAAGATAATCAAGTGCACTTTAGGATAGGCCACTGACTTCAAGCCGCCCGCTTGCGAGAGGGCGACGAAATAACAGCATGTGCGCCAGTCCTTTTCATCCCATGACGCTTTATGTATCTGTCCCTTTTCGCCGTTGACTCGAAACTCGTACGAGGGGAAGAACTCTTGAATGTCCTTGAAAAACGTTTCCTTGCGATGCTGTTCCACGTCCGTGCGGCGTAGGTAAATGAACTCGTGACCGTGTTTCAGATATTCCTTGATGCCGTATCGTTTGGCGGCGAACGTTTTGCCGAGTCCGCGTGCGCCGATTATGAAATTCCATGGAGCGTTTCGCGTCAACAGATTATGCAGATCGTAATAATCGCCCTCGTCAAGCGTCTGCAATGTCATGATTGCAACCCTCCTAAAACTAGTGGAGGGCGTGCGCCATGACTCGCACGCCCTCCACCACCTATCATTGGCAGCCGTTCAAGGGGGAAAGGTCATCACATAACCACTGCCACTATTAAGTATACCACACTTTAGAACGCTGGCGGATTAGACTTGCCGTCCCACACACTCAGTAACGAATATGCCTGATTGTATCGAGTCGTGTACGGGCCGAACGGGGACGTGCTAAGAATGTTGCTTTTGAGCTGTGCGAGGTTCGACGCCTTCGGCACCTTCAACGCGTTCGCGGGGGACTGGTGGTATGCCGTCACCCAAAGAATCTGCATTTTAACATCATCGTACTGCTTGGGATAGCCCGCGTAGTCTTCCGCGAACTGCTTGCGCTGCCCCTCTTTCGACTCGGTTCGTGCCGCCCACGTTCTGAACGCGGCAGCCTCCACTGAGGTGAGCGAACGTTTGAACGTGCCACCGCTTTCCATTAATGCGGCAACTTCCGGCGCGGCGGTTTTGAATGCCTCATATCCTGTTGGGTCGGCGGTTTTCATCGCGTTGAGCACTTGCAGGCGTCGCTCGAAACTCCATTGCGCAATGCCGATACCCTGCAAATTGGCCGCTTCGACTGCATCCCAGCGCAAACCGGACTCAACCGTGCCAATCACATAGAGCGCATACGAGTTTTCCGCACTGACCGAGCTGGACGGGTGCCCCTGTCCTTGCGAGTCTGACGGCTGGGGTTGCGACGCTTTTTCCGAAAAATTATTGGCCGTAGTACGGTAAAAAATCCGTGTCCGCGCCCCAGCATTGTCGGTCTCATGCAAGTAGAGGTTATCGCCCTGCCGATGTATCCACGCGCCACCGCGTGACGTGTCGGGGTTGCCCTGGTTGTTGTTGCCGGTCGGATTGTCCACGTCCGGTTTCGGCATGGTACGGGGATGCAGGTAGCCTAAGAGTCCGGTGGTGGGGAACCATTTCAACGCGCTGGCGTCGGGGTTTTGGGTGATAACGTAAATGTTCCCATCTTTCACGCCATCGCCGGCGACTATGGCAACATGCGTGTATGGCGTGTAGGAATCGTACCCCCATATCGCCACGTCTCCCGCTACGGGCGAGTACCCATTGGCTGGAATGCGTTCGTACACTTGTTCGCACCGTGCTGACACGGGGTATGCAGTATATAAGCCGCCCGCGTAGCCGGTGGGGGTGATGCAATCCTGTATGCTCATGCCGTACATATCCATGGAATATTTCGCCCATAAGTCCCAGCATTGCGCCCCGTAGGCCCCGTCCATGTCCCAATACCGATCCTGTGTCTGTTTTACCCAATCATCAAAAGTGATAGCCATACACCAAGTATAGTGTATGGCTATTGATTATCGGCGGAAGCTAGGCGGCGTAGGACGCCATGAAGCTCGCATTACCTTGATTCGATGCACTCGGATCGAATATGCCCCACTCGCCGTCAGGCTGGATGAAGGACAATGTAGGCTGCGTCTTATTGCCACCGGTGACCATCCATGACCAAATGTTATGACGTGGATACGCCCACCCCGCCAACTGACCGCCCTTGCCTTGACCGATTGCCGGTATCTGGCCTTGCCCGTCCGCTGTAATGACGCCGTTTTGGAGCTTGAACTCGACCCGCATACTACCTAACATGGAGACGGCGTATGCCTGCCGACCTCGATAACTATCACGACATGCCGTGTAGAGGTATTTCGCAATGACTTTCGCGCCAGTGTCGTTCGGGTGAATGTCGTTGGATAGGAACCAACCGGTTTCACTCTTGCACCACACGTATGCACTGTCTGCTATCACCACACGATGATTGCCTAACGATGCGGCTAATGCGCCATCGAATAGGGCGTTATACTTATCCATACCCCCTTCGTCGAGCGTTGCGTGATCGAACAGCATAGGGGCGATTACGATAATGGCGTTCGGGAATGCCGATTCCATAGCCAACACCACTTCACGGGCTTTTGACAGTCCAGCATCATAGTCCAGAATGTCGTTACGGCCACCGGCACATACGGCAACCTTGACTTTAGCGTTGTCCACACTAGTATCAGCCACGCAATTGGCAACCTGCTGGGCGAACGTTGGAATGCCGGACACGTTAAACCCTGCACCGCTCTTCGCATAGTTTTTCCACTGCAATTCCGGAAACATGGTGGACAATTGATATGACCATGTATGTTCTTTCTGCGTATTATCCGCATACGAATCGCCAAACGTCACGAGATATCCATCCTCATACTGCGCTTGCCCCAGTTTTTCCAGAATCTGCGCAATCTGCGAGGAATTGTTTCCCACGGAGGTGGATAGTGCGGCAATGTCCGTAGTGTTTTTATCCCACTTGGTCTTGCTCGCGGTTGCGTGCGCGGTGGTGTCGGCTCCTAATGCGGTGAGGATGGTTTTGTTCGTGTCAGCCTTTTCCATTGCGGTGGTGGCGTCCACTCCTGCTTTATCCCACTTGGCTTTTTCGGTGGTGGCATGTGCGGTGGTGTCCGCGCCGAGCGCGGCGAGAATGGCGCTGTTGTTGTCGGCCTTGGTTGAGGCGGCGGAAGCTGTGGCAGTGGCGGCGGCGGCGTCGGTACCGGCTTTATTCCACTTAGCCTTATTTGCGGTGGCGCTGTCCACCGTGTTGTCCCCAATCAGCGCCTTGACCACTTCCTCATCATGTGTTTCACGGGACTCGACGCTTTCGATGCGGTTGAGGTGCTTTTCGAGCGTATCATCGATGGTGCGCATGGAGCCGTTATACCCGTCGCGCAGGTCGGCGGGGTCGGAATCTCCGTAAAGGTTCAGCCCGTAATTGTCGGTTTTGTCGTAGATGGTGCTCATTGGTTTGTTCCTTTGGTTTCGCGAATGAGGGTTTCCAGTTGGTGCATGAGTCGGTCGATCATCACCATTGCCCGATTATATCCGTCGCGCAGATCGGACGGGGTATCGTCGGTGTAGAGAGGCAGCCCGTAGGTTGTAGTGCGCCCGTACATGTCGCGGTTTTCGTCATTTTCATTCATGATCTTCTCTTTCTCTGATGTAGATGCAGTTCCCGCAAGAGTAAAAATCGGTCACCCCGTCCGTGACTATCGTTCCGGCTGGGGTGCGCCCCAGGCTCATGGAAAAATAAAACGGCAGAGCAAACCCCTTTAATGTCCCGGTGGCGGCATAGGAGAAATACAATGGTATCAGGATATTCGGCACGTCCCTCCCGACGGTGTCCTTCATAGCCATGTTGGATAGTGTCGGCTGAAGGCTGCTCGGGGCTAACGGTGTTCCCTGTTTTTTATCGTCCACCACCCACAGCAGCCCGAACGATTCAAGATAGTTGCGGGGGGTTTCCCCATTTACAAGCGAGTTGAGATATGCGATGTACGCGACTTTGAGTTGTTCACTCCACACGAGAATGACCTGATCCTCCAACGCGGTTGATGCTGGAGACGGTGAAATGTCGTTTATGGACAACACTGTTCCCCAGGGCAGCGTTGCCGTCACGTTCGTGCCGTCCGGATCCTTTTGCACGTCGAAACCCGCTTGAGAGCATACTTCATCGAGCGCGATATTAAGCTGGGTTCTGAAGTCGCGGCCTTCGGAATCTTTCGACCCCCGAACGGTTGTCGAGCTTATCGTTTTTTTGATATCCATCATTACCCTTTCTTTTCATGGACGATGGAATATGTCGCTTGGGTCCCCCGGTGACGTGGCCCCGTCGACTGTGATATATCCTTTTTCCGGTGTTTTCGGCGGCGGTGTCGGTCGCTGATTCTGAGGTCGGGGCGTTACCCGCGGTTCTTCGTTGCCGAAAATCTCACGGTTGCCTACGACCGCCCATGTGATGCAGTCGTGTTCGGCCGCTTGCGCGGTGGTCATGGCGGCCATCTGGTCCACTCTGGCTCCGAACACGGCCAATTCGCGGTACATGTCTCGGTTCGTGTTTTTCGAGTCCTCGTACTTGCCACGCGTCGGATTATAGGTCAAATCGGAGTCTTCATATTGTCCGACCTGCTTTCCCAGGTCATCAAGGGTTTCATTGATGCGCTCGAACTGTTCGTTGAAACCGGCTATCAGCTGTTTGATGGCTTCAACGTCCGCGTTCTCGTCCTTGGCGAGATTATCAAGCTGTTCCCTGAGTTGGTCGAGATGTTCGGCCACCTCCTGCACATACCCCAATACGGTCAACGTATCGCGGTATGAGAAGGGTTGTACCGTGGTGAAATACCGTTGTCGCGGGTCGATATCCAAGGGGGCGGCGCACATGTTGATCCCGTCCATATATCCTCCAATCTGTCTCAAGTCAAGTATACTCTAATGACCGAGATTATAGGCGAGTGACGTGCTGTAGAGTTGTGGCACGTTGGTCATGTTGTCGCCACTGCCCCACATGCCCAAAAAGAGGTCTTCGAGCGAGTTGATGACCATCATGTCGATATTAAGCATGGTGTTACGCCAGTCCTGCAAGAGCTGGGACTGTGAACCGCTGGTGCCGAGCGTATGCGACGTGCTGTTGCCTTTATCGGAGGAATGCGAAAAGTCGGTGTTGCTGGTGCTGGATGCGGTGGCGGTACTGTCCTGCTGGGTTGCCGTATGCGTGTTGCCGGTTGAATCCGTCTGACTTGCGGTGGTGGCGTACTTGCGAAAATCGTCAATGCGAGTCTGCGGGAACTCGCTGTTGAACGTCATGCTGGAATTGTCGGCGGTGGTGTCGGACGTGCTGTTGGCAGTGGACGTATTGGACTGTTCCCCCGTGGATTTGCCGCTCGACTCGTTCGTACTGGTCGAATCCATTTCCTGCCGAACATCGGACGTGATGAACGGGTCGAACTTGCGTTGCGCGGACAGATAGAGTTGGTTGAAATAGTCCATCTGCTCCCGCATGGTACGCCCCAAATAAAAGACGAACATTTGCGGCGTTTCGCTGCCGATTTCACGCAGTGCGTAGTGTGCCACGATTTTCTCGTTCAATTTCGCCCTATAGTTTTCGTCGAAAATCGGATAATATTGAGCGCTCAAATGCAGTTTTTCGTCCGTGTCAAAACCGCGTGCGATCAGATTTCCAAGCGTCAAGGTATAATCCGCCATACTGTCTTTGATGGCATACATGCTCAAGTCCTGCACCATATTTATTCCTCTTCCTTGTTTCCGTCAACGTCCAGGAGTCCTCCCGAAGTGGTGTCGTTCCATTCGATACCGATCGGCTTCCCGGAGTCCGCCATTTGCGGCCACAGTCGGTTGATCGTATCGCACGCCTGCTGACGTGCCTTCAAGTAGCTTAGGCGGAACACGTTCGTACGACTGTTGCCAGCCGTCACTTCCGACTCAAGCAGTCGTTCCTTTTTCTCGGTGGTCGAGTTGTCGATTCCCAGGTAGTTTACGAGTTCGTTCCACACTTGCGTTTTCGTGGTGATGATCTTGTCAGCAAGAAAAGGGGTGACGTTCGGGAAGGTTTGGAACATGCCGGTAATATCCGCACTGTCATATGTATAAATATACGGGTCGCCGTCTTCTCTCGCCTTCATCAGGTTTTGTGCGGTGAGTTTGTTGGTTTCGGACGTGGCGATGATCAACGGCACACTGATATTGTCAAGGTTCACGTCGAGCGCGCGGTCTGCGATAGCGAGTCGTGTGGCGTAATTCCACATGACGTCAATCATGGTGCAACGCAACTGGTTATCCCAGATGGGCACGCATTCCTTCGATCCTATTTGCGGGTGCGAGTAGTTCGTGGCTACGGGCTGAAAAAGCGTAGGATTGTTATAGTTGTTGACTCCGCCGATATTACCCGACGTGACCATAAAACGATGTACCCCCTTACGTTTGTCGGGGAAAAAGAGGGCCAAACCGTTCTCGAATAGAGTCAGTTCCAAATATCGTCCATCAATGTACGGGGGGAGGTTGATCCATTTGAACCGGCTCACTGCCAGCATTTCGATCAGTTTCATGTACTGGTTGATGCGCAATGATTGCCGCATTTCAGGCAGATTCAAGTTGCCCCACATTGAGCCGAGCACGCTCTGATTGTCCCAGTGCGCGGCCTTACGCGCATTATTGCGTTTGCTCATGGTCACTGTCCTTAATATAAATAATGGAGAGAGGTTTTATGCTCTCCCCATTATATCTAGTATGCGATACCGCTGAGCGGCACGTTGTCCGCATAATCGGTGACGCCGATCTTATCGGGATCAGTCCACACCGTCACGCCCGATTCAAAAATTCCCTTCACCGTAAGCCGGTACTCTTCCGGGCACGTGCTCGAACGCACGTACAATTCGTGCAGTTTCCAATAGGTGAAATTGCTCATTGCCATGAGATTCCCCGGCAGCTTCATGAACCTTTGCACATAGTATCCGTACCTTAGCCACACTTCGCCAATGGAACGCATGGCTGCCGGTGGTATCTGCCGGAAGCGTACCATGACGCCGACCAGTCCGTTCGCGAGATTGAACGCGTCACCGCCCAGTGCGCCGGACGTGGTGGGTGGTACGGTTTGCGTCTGCTGCACTTGCGCATTGATGCCGGCGATGGTGTTCTCGTAATCGCCTTGCGCCGTGGCCTGGGCGAGTTGCCGGTTCATGTCGGCAAACTGCATTGTCTGTTGATTGCTCAAGTTGGTTTGCGCGAGCGAGTAGGCGTTAGCCTGCGACGTTGAAGCGTTGTTGGTGGTTTGCGTGTTCGCCAATTGTTGGTTCGCCGTCGAAACATTGTTGTCGTAAGTCATCTGGTTTGTCCACGCGCCGATCGCGGTTCCTGCGACGGCTCCGACCACACCACCAACATTGCCGGTGGCAGCGGAACCGACTGCGTTGGCCACACCCGATCCGATGGTGTTGATCTGCGCCATCTGATTATTGAATCCAAGATTCTTCAACGTCAGATCGGTGCCCATCTGCGCGGCCTGGTTGCTGATCGCGTTCATGGCGTTGCGGTTCGACGTGCCGAGCCGGTTTTGGGCGCTTGCGTATTGCGTGCCGAGCTGGGCCTGAACGTAGGCGTTGTTAATGCCCATTTGCGTTTTCTGAAAACTCCAGTCCGCGCTTTGTTGGGCGTATTGGCGCGTGTACGCGCTGTTCGCAAGCGCCAAAGCCGAGCCGTCGTTGACCGTCATGAAGGTGGGGAAATTCGTGATACCGAAGGATGCGTTGAGCATTTCGCCCGTATCGATGGGCAAACCGTGTCCGTTCGGCAATGGCTGACGTTCTCCCAGGTTTTCCGCATGATATCCGCGCGCGTAGAAATTCAGGCGCGGGGACGGTGGCGCGTAATTCCATGACTCACGGATAGTCAGATCAGCGCTTGGAATCTGTTCCGGCTCATATGTGATCACGGTACCATTCAGGCACGAGCATTCGATATAGGCATATGGCGCAGTAAGGAACTTTTTCAGATACTTGTAGCGTTCGGGAAGATTAAAGGCGTCTCGGAAATTCTTCAAGTTGACAATGTCCGCGTAGCGGGCGTTGCTATTGTCGTTCCTCTTGCGTAGTTCCCAACAATTGCCAATAAAACCGACAGAATGCCCGAAAAGTTCCGTCTTTTTCGGCTGACCATCCAACAACGTTTGCGGCAGATGCGGTACGGCGTAGATGCCGCAAATGCCTTGCGTGACCCATGGCGCGTTCGTGCCTTCGGTGAAGAATGTGACAATATCGGCGGGCGTATCCAAATAATACATGGATGTGCCATTAAGCTGACTTTCAAACGCGCTACCCGTGGCGGTGTTGACCACCGGGTTCTCCTTGGTGCCCGTATCGGCTTCCAGATCGGTGGTGCTTACAATGATCAGCCCGTAGGATGTATGTTCCACGCCATCATGAGTGCCAATATCCATGAGTGGCTTCCAAGCTTCGTTGGTGAGTACGGTGCATTTGCCGGTATCGAGTCCTTCGGGGAGGTCAAGATAGGTTTTACCCCAGTCCTTCCAGGCGTTCTCGTTCGCAATCCCCACATGGCCGCGTTCAACGTAGGCGTTACCCAATTTAATATCATGCTGGAATGACTGCCACACATCCAATTGGATGTTTAGCTGCGTGGTGTTGGCGTTGATATAGTCGCATGTCTGGATGAAATAATACCACGAACGCGGAGTGTCAAAGTCGTAATCGTTCGTCGCGATCAGATAATTGTATTGGCACGCTTGGGCGAACGGCACCGGCAGTCGTACCGGCAACCCATATTTCGACATGGTGCAGTTTGTGAACTCGATGCCGTCCAGCCTGTTGAAATACTCTTGCTGAGCCGGTCTGTCCCATTTGACTATATCCCTGTAGCCCATGTCCCACGGGACGTTGCAGAGTTTGAATCGTGTGTTTGGCGTCCATTTCGCATAGCTGAAGTTTATAGGCAGATCGTTTGCGCTCATAAAACCCTCCTAAAAATAATAGGTGTGGATAAAAGCCTATCCACACCTATTTTAGCGGCTAGTCATCATCGCTATGCGGTGACGGTGACCTTTGCCGTTCCGACAGCTCCCGCAAACTTGACAGTGACGTTGGCGTTGCCCTCTGCGGTTCCGGTCAGCACTCCGTTGGGGGTGATGGTCGCGTGGGCGTCCCCCGTCCACATGGCGAGATTGGTGACGTCTGCGGTGTTGCCGTCCGTCTTGGTGGCGATCGCCTTAAGAGCCACATTGCCGTTCACTTTGACCGACTTTTCGCCCTGAATCTCAACGGACTCGATGGCACCGGCCTTCCAGCCACCGAGCCAAGTGCCGACAACAGGCACGGACAGTGCGGCGGAAACGGTTTGGTCGATTTCAGGCGTTGCCGGATTGATGTAGGTTGCCTGGGCGGTGACCTTCAGCGTTTCGGCGGTTTCATCCAAACCACAACGAAGGATACCGTCATTATCGATCGAGGTGAACTGGGAGGTGGCGCCCTCGACAGTATACTTGATGCCGGTTGGCTGGAATGTCGCCGTTTCCTTGTTGGCGCTCGTAATGGTGGACACCACCTGTACGAGATCGCCACGGGACACGTTCTGCGGAGTGATGGCGGGCTGACCGTATTTCTGCACGCGCAACTCGAATACCGGCGTGGACGTGGTGAGCGTATCCGGCAGAGTCACGGACTCGTTGGAGCCTTTGCCCGTCCAGAACAGGATCGCGTTCGCGAAAGGGTTAGGGGTAATGGAACCGCGATGCTTGTAGAAGATGTTGCGCGTGCCGTCAATCGGGTTCACGGGGCTATTGGTGGTTTCCAGCATTTCATCCCAGCAGAAGAAAAAGTCCTCCGTGGTGAGCACGGCCTGAACCTTGCCGCCCTGTCCGCCGATGCCGAACATATCCTCCGGGATCGGGATAATACGGTACGGAACGTTAACCTTGTCGATGTTGAACGCGGCGGCGAGTGCTTCGACGTTGAGCGCGGCAATCACCTGCGGAGTGGCGAACAGGATCGCCTCACTATCGCGCCATGGCGTAACCCACGACATGGCGTTATATCGTGGCATGGCCGACATTGGAGACGCCTTAAGTTCGTTCGCCATCTGTTGAATGAGGCGCAACAGTCCCTTCGCGTCCGCTTCGGTCGAGTCGGCCTTGCCAACGTCGGGGGTGTGGACTCGGTAGAAACCGCCCTTGCGCGCGTATTCCGCGAAGGTCTGCGTCTTCATGAGATACATGTCGTTGCGGTCGGACAAGATCGGCGCGTTCATGATCTCGGAAATGTAGTCCGACATGCCGGACTCGCCGTCGAACGCGGTCAACAAGGCGTCTTCCGGGATGGTGACCGGATAATAATGATCGAACGTGAGCGGGTGGAATACGGACGCGGTCGGGAGACTGTAGCGTCCGTAAACGTCGTCGCCCAAATATTCCTTGTTGAAATTACGGGTGCGTGCCTTGACCAGGCCAACGGCGGCCTGTTCGTAGGTGGAGCCGTAGCGCTTCAAGGTGCGGGGGGAGCCGACAAGCTTGAGCGGGTCATCCCAGTCCGCGTGCTGGATATAGAGGCCGATGAGACGCTGAATGAGCACGCCGGTGAACTCGTCACGCAAGTACGGGAAATTACGCATGGTGTCCACCGCGTTGCGGATATTTCCCTGCGTTGCCGATGGAATACGGGTCTGGAACTGTGGTGAGGCGGCGTTGCGGACGGCATTGAAGATCTCAACGTCGCCTTTACCGGCCAATGGTCGAACATTAGACATTATATATATCTCCTAACTATTTTAGTCGAACAAATCTTCGATGGACTCGGTGCCGTCATCGTCTCCGTCGCCGTCATTGTCGGACGGTGCGGGGTCATTGTAGCCGAGCGTGTCCATCATGGCCTTCAGTCCGGCCAATTCCTTTTCAATCGCGTCAAGGCGTGCGGAAACGTCCGGCTCCTGCTTCAGATCCGGTTCCGGCTCGGGTTCTTTCGGCTTTACTTCATCGTCCACGGTTTCAGTCTGCTGTTCCTCTTCAGTCGGCGGGGGAGTAGTGGTTTTCTCGCCGTCATTATCTGGGTCTGCCATACAAACTCCTAACGATTGGCAATAGTTTCATAGAAATTATATCATGTCGTAAGAAAATAAAATGACCCCGCAATCACGCGGGGTCGAAACGTCCTATGTGAGCGCGAGTTGAAGATCGTAGGGCACTACCGCCACGGTAGTGATGTTCATGATCGGCGGCATTCTCAGCCGTGGCAGTCCGACCCATGTTGCTCCCAGTCGAAAATCGACGCTCAGAAGACACAAGTATTATAGCATGACCATTGTTCCGTAATCGTCCATGACCTGCACCCCATGTTGAAACTCTTCGTAGGCGATGGGCTGCGAGAACATGTTTCCGGCCATGCATACGTCCACCTCCCCGTCTTCCCTCCATCCCTGATACCGATTCATACCCAGGATAGTCAGTTTTTCGTATCGTGCGGCGATCTTCCACTTACCCAGTTCAGTCGGGTGAATGTCACATGATCGCACGGGCTCCCAGCCGGATAGGATGCAACCGTCCGTGTTCGCATACAATAGCCGATCGGCGTTCGCGTGGCACACGTCCATGAGTTTGCGGCGTGCGTAGGCGTTGACCCAAATAGGCACGGGCAGATAGTCGGTTTTCAAATTCGACTCCTCACGCTGCGTAATATCCCAATCCAATGTTATGCCGTCTTTGGAAGTGGGGAGCATGACAGAACCCTTGGGCAGACTCGCCATTTTCCCTACGAGCGCGTTCATGATCAGCTTTGCCATTTGTCTTTTTTCGCCCGTCGCCTTCTGTTTCAAGTCCCCCCAATCATCAACGAACGAACGGAAGAAACCCTTGGAGCGGCGGAACTTCCACCCCCTGACATGCTTGTAGACGCTCACCTCATAATTCTCATAAAGCAATTGTTGGTCAATGTCGGTCAATACTCTTGTGATATAGCCACGGGTGGAAATGAGACGGTTAAGCCCGTAGGTACTGCGATTATCGAGTAGAAAAGGGTATCCATCCGGCTTTAATCCCGCGCGAAACGTGAGTTCGTCGCAATGCAATGGCATGTCGTCGTCTTCCTCATAGTTGCCTTCGTATGGTTCGGGTTCGCCCCACGGGAGCCATTCATCGCGCAAAATGCTTGGATACATGCTATTGCAGTCGACGTCGATAGCCTCACCGTACGCCCCTTCCCTGGCTAGCATGAAGCCGCCGATATATGCGTCATGCAATGACTTTTTATCTTCGGGTTCGAGCTGGGGGAATTTGTCGTAATACCATTTCCACTCGCCGGACGCGAACGCCTCCATGCTTGCCCCGCCCGCCGTGATCTTGCACAAGTTGCGATTATCGTATTCGCGCAGAATATTGAGTAGTTGCGTGTCAGGCATGGTGAACCGGCAATTCTCGCGCAACAGGTTGGAAATGTCGAAGAATCGTGCCGAGTTCTCGCGGTCGATACGCACGGTGAAGCTGAAAAATTTGCCCTTTTTTGAGATGATGGCGTCCCAGCTCAGATTAGAGTTGTGTTCGTTGTGGGGCAATGCGTGTACGACGTGCGCTATAAATGGGTCAAGCAGTTCGGGATTAGTCACGTAGACGGTGAGTTTGCCGCCCGTCATTATGGACGCCAAAAGGCGGTTAGGCGCGGTGACGTCACGCAGGACGGTGCCGTCCGTGAATCGTATGACGTTATCCGCGCACCACAGTCCCACTCTTTTATCTTGCCTGGTCATGGTACAACTTTCTTTGATTGACTGCCGCTACTTTTCCAACGCGCCAGCTTCCGTCATCCATCGGTCGAACTGCCGTCGGGAACGCTGATAGCCCTCGCTGTTGTCACGGAACACTGAAGTAAAACCGTGCCGAACTGGGTCGTATACCGTCCAGTCGAATACGATGCGCGGTGCGTCCGTCTGCTCGATGAACGCGCGTTTTTGTGCGGCTGAGAGTTGGCGGAATCGTTTCAACCGTTTCGAACCGAGAGTGGTAGCCAAGATTTTCTCGAACACCTCATAACGCCCCCGACTCATATAGGACGGCCAATCATCATCGTCATACAAGTCGAATTGATCGGGTTTCTTCCGCTTCCTGGACGGTTTGCGCTTGCGTTTCCGTTCGGTGCGCAGTCCCAATATTTCGGCGGCGTCATGCATTTGCTCAAGCAGTTCGTTGCGATGGCCGCTTTCCAGTTGGGAGCGCACGAACGCTTCGTCTGACAGCACGTTCGTCATTTGCAGAAAGTCCGTGAGTTTCGATGGAATGATCTGATTGCGGCCGAAACCTTCACCGGTGGTTCCGGTGATTTCGGCAACGCGCTGATCATACACGCTTCGCTGGGACATGGCTTGCACCTTGTTCCATTCATTGATCTTGCGCCGTGCCGCATTGATCTTGCGTTGCTGTTGCCGTAAGAGTTTGCGCCGTTTCGCCACGGGTTCCGCGTCAATCTGCGCGTTAGTGATGGGCGTGCGCCCCGCGAACATGTAGTCTTTCTTCGTGGGCTTTTCCACGGCACTGGCATGGTAGGGGGTTGCTTTCGCCTCCGCTATGGCCTGTCCCTTCTGCCGCTCCCACTCCTTGCCCAAGGTTTTCGCAATGTTGACTAGTTGTTTATCCGCGGTTTTGGCGAGATTCGAATAGGAGTAACTGCCAAGCTGTTTGATATTACGGGCGGCGCGGGCTTGCGCGGCCTGACGTGCCTTGACATGCTTCTGCTTTCGAGACATATGGCACAGTCCTTAAGATGGCGAGAGCACCCAAGATTGGGTGCTCCCCTATGGATGAACGTTACTCAGTTATTATAGCAAGCTCACTTGGTTTCCTCGTCCACCGGCTCGATGCTGAAAAACTTGAAGCCACGGCGGGAGCGACGTTCGACCACCTTGATGCACAGCGGTTCCGTCCAGGTGTTCGGCGTGCCGAAGATGCCGAACATGGTGTTCAGTCCCGCCGCGAGAGTGGGGGAGGTGGCCGCGTACGCCTTGTTATCGTCGGTCACGATGATGACGCGCACGGTGCTGGAGATTTCGCCCGTCTGATCGTCGGTCACCTGTACCGCCTGGGCGACGGCGTTCGTCATGTTCAACGGCTCGTTGAGGTGTTCGTCAAGCTTTTCGGCGTTCTGCAATGCACTGTAGAGCTTGATCTTGCCTTCACGGGTCGAGGTATCGATGAAGTGCTGGACGGTGCCAAGTTCGGTGTTCTCGGTGTTGAAAGCGACGAGTGCGGTATTGTTGTTTTCCATTGTTTAACCTTTCCTAGATTATTGTTATTTTATTTTTCAGGCTTATGCCTAAAATCTTTCATATCACATACCGTCATTATTTTCAATGTCGGCATGTCGTTTTGTGTGCTCTTCAGGGTTCCACTCTTGCGGTTCCTCAAAAGTCGCATACTTGTAAAAAGTCTCCTCATTCATTGAGACCTTCTGCGAAAAAATGTTGATAGAACGTGGAATGAAATTAGGAAACAATTTCTTCGCACGAATCGAATACGCGCCAGCGTCCTTCAAACGTCCGTCAATAACATGCTCCGCTTCCATGAAATCACCGTCCACCAATTCCATGCCCTTCAGCACGGCATAGACGCGCGTGCGGAAAATTTCGGTTTTCGTTCTAGCCAATTTTCACTTCCCCTTGCAGTAAGATTTTTTGCAATTCACTGTCATTATATCGTTTCGTGTCCAGTCTGTCAAAATTTTTAAACACGACAATAATCAGTTCTTCCGCCTGAGGACTATCAAAAACCGTGCAACAATCATACGACGTACCGCCCTTGACCGCGCAGACCGCGCACCATGCAATCAGGTTAGGCGGATCGATGGAACCGTCCAAATATTCCACGTCATACGTGCGAGACAGTGCGGCGGTAAGTCCGTCCCCCACGGTCAGACCGCCCGCAATCTGAGACACAGTAATCACCGCTTGCGTAAACCACTCACTAGGAGCTTCACACCACAACTCACACAACATGTTGACAGCACGACAACATGTCTCAAAATCACCATACCCCAGGTCAAAACGTTTCAAGTTCAGTTCACGCTTATGGCCTTCTGTGGCGCGGACAATACGCTTGCTTTCCATGATCGCATCATCAAAGTCACGCATACAGTAAATAGGACGCCTATCATCACCACGCCTAAACATAATACCGCTCCTCAACGCGAAAATAACTGATATTCTCCGTATGAGACCGGATAGCCGCCCACCGTTTAATCAAATCTGCCGCATCCTTATACGAGGACTCATAACCGACTTCGATAGGAGGCTTGCGCGCATCCCTCAAGTATGCGAGAGCAACGAAAACACTATACATGCCTAAAACCCCAATTCATCAACAGAATCACCATCACCATACAGCCACATGACCGCCCACAACCGCCGATCAGGACAACGTTTCGGCGGATTAGTGGCGCTCCGCCTATGCTGTCTCCCAGCCCAAAAAGCGCGCAAACGCCAATAACTATCAACGTCCGGACACGTGCCGCATATCCACGAATGCAACCAACCACGAAAATACATATCAATCCCTATCCAGTAGTGGGGTATTGGCAATATCGATAGCGTCAACAAGCACGTCCGCCACCTGGATATAGTCGGTAGCACTATACGACGCCATCTCCACAGCTGAATGCAATCCATCCGGCGAGCAAAACGCCACATCATACTTCAACCTATACGACTGACTATGAGAGCAATACCACAATTCCACATCACCGCCCCAATACTGAGACGGAAACACAGCAACCTTCATATCACAATAACGCATGATCAGAGATCTTTCACTACAAAAACCAATACGATAGCCACGCCCACAGCGAGCATGACCAAAAAACAAAAAACGTCACGCGCATTACGCGGCAGTTCGCAAAACACCATAGCCGCCACCGTAAGAAACAGCACAGAAATGATACATACAGCAATAATCATACCACCCATTACAGCAACACCACCTTTACCACACCAACCATCGTGCCGTCAAGATCAAACGTGGCATTATCAATATCCACGCTCACATTACGCCCAACATAAGCACTACGAACATGAGACAACACACCATCCAACGACGCTTTCAACGACGCTGTATGAAACATGCCACTAGGCTTCACACAATCAGGCAAAACCTCAAAAACCTGAAAACCATCACTGGAAATAATGAAATGCCACATGATAGACCTCCAATCAGTGAGTCAAGGCGTCAGCTACCGCTTCCGCGATAGTGTCCCCAGTTCCCAAGACGACAACAGGACGACAGTGCCTAGCGCAAACGGTATAAAACACCTCAACCGCGTCCACCTTACGCCCATCTTCGGTAGTGCGATAGTATGGAGTCTCAACCCTCTTGACGCAAGCGCGTGCCATCAATTCACGCACTTCCTCGACACTGACGCCCGCTTCCTCTGCGATTTGCTTATAACTTTCCATCTTATTTACCTCCCTTGTGGCCGATATTTTTATCATACCACAAACAAACGACACACCCCAAAACAAAAAAAATAAAAGACAACCACCAACCAGGCAGACAAATAAGCTACGGTTACGTTACCGTAACTTAGACACACACAGACTGTTGCATATACAACCATTGACACAGTGTCAATAAAAAAAACGACACGCCCAAAATAAAAAAACTTGACAGACAGGCGTAAAAAAAATATAATAGAGGCATGAACAAAACAAAGAGACAAAACACACACAGAACAAAAAAAAACAACACACAAATAAAAAAAACCTCAAGGGAAAATCTTCATACAAACCCATACCCCTCCCA